GCGCGTAGCCGGAGACGGTAGGGTTCGTCGGTGAGCCCGCTGCGCGGAACGAAGAAGAGTTGCCCGATGCGGTCGAGCCGGTCTTCCGTGGCGGTCTCGATGTCCCACTGCGAGTAGAGGGGGAACGCTGCGTCTTCGAGTTCTTGCGCTCGGTCGACGTATGCTTCGGCGAGGGCTTCGATGTTCGCGCCGCCTTGAAGCGTGGTAAGTAGGCGCGCGAGTCCCTCGGATGTGTAGTCGGTTTTGTTCGTGCTCATGCTTTAGACAATCGTGATGTCGCAGTCGGTCGCTGCGTCGAGGGTTGCGATTTGACGTTCAGTGATGACGAGGGGGTCGGTGGTCGAGGTCGGGGTGATGTCGTCGACCTCGACGGTGGCGGGGATGACGTTCGTGATGCCTGCGACCTTCATCGCTTGCTCGATTATCATCGCGGCGTAGGCGTCCTCGCCGAGGGTGAGGTCGGAGAGCGCCCCCGCCGAGAGGGTCGTGTGCACTGCGAGCTTCGCCGCTGCGTCGTCTGCGAAGACTTCCGAGTCGTAGGACATGCTCATCTCGATGTAGAGGCGAACGTCCGCGGCGGTCGAGTAGTTGATGGTGTGGGTGGCGCCCGTGGCGTCTTCCGCGACGCCGGAGGTGCCGCCGTATGTCTCGGTCCCCGCGGGCTTCCCAGTCCAGATAGCGTCGACGACTTTTTGCGCCTCGTATGTCGGAGCGGTCTGCGAGTGAACCAAGCACTCGACGGCATACGGGGGGACGCCGTTCGAGTCGGTCCATGCGGTCGGGTTCTCGAAGACGAACGCCGCGTCGACGCCTGCGACGAGGAGAAGGTCGGACCGCATCGCTGCGGCGGTTGCCGAGCCGGGTCGTGCTATCTCCGCCTCGCGTCGGGTGCGGAGGGCTGCGTCGGTCTCTTCGTCGGCGCCGAGGGTCGAGTCGCCGTAGGAGACGGTCTCGACTGCGGTGATGCCGGTCGGGGGGTTGGGCATCGCGAGGTTCTCGCCCTCGGTCGAGAGGACGTAGGACGAGGAGCCGGGGGTCGAGGTCTCGGTCACGATGTTCGCGAAGGTGGTCGTCAAGGTGGTCTCGACGGTCGTGCGGAAGAGCGAGTCGGGTCGACCTTCGGGGTAGTACTCGGTGTGCAGGGGAACGACGTCGTCGACTGCGCCGAAGAAGCGAGCCGTGTGCGAGCCGCGCGTGGCGACCTCGCGAATGGTTCCGGTGAGCGCGCAGATATAACTAAGCGCCTGCCCGCTAGCGGTCTCGGGATAGCCCGCCTGGTAGAGGTCTTCGAGGAGTTCCCACAACTCCGCGAGGGCCGCCGCGAAGATGGCGTTTAGCTGCCCGATGGCTGCGTCCGCTTCCGTGTTCAGCGTCGGCGAAATGTTCGCGAGTTCGTCTGCGACGATTTGCGCGAGGAGCGTTTCAAGGGTTTCGATTGTGATGCCGGTTGCGGTCAAGCCTGCCATGTTATAGCTCCAAGACGAAGGGGTCGTAGGTGAGGGTGCCGCCGTCGAGCATAGTGGCGACGAAGGTGAGGTTTAGGGTGCGCGTCGGTGCGTCGATGACGACGTTCATGAAGTCGACCGTGTCGATGCCGGGGGTCGAGCGAACTGCGTCGGAGAAGATGGTGCGAAGGAGTCGCGTGTTCGGATTCTTCACGAAGACCTCGCGGTAGAACGGTATCCCTTGACGCACGTCGAGGAAGAACTCGCCGAGGAAGAACTTCAAGCGGAGCCGGAGTTGTTGGTCGATGGCTTCTTCGCCCTCCGCGAGGATTAGATTATCGTTGCGGATGGTGAGGTCGGGTTGTTGCCCGGTGAAGGTGAGGTGCAAGTCGGTCATCTAGTGGGTCTTCCTGTAGCTATAGCCGGAGCCGTCGCCGCGGTTTGAATGTTCGGGGAGGATGTCGTCGGGTTGCCAGTCGGAGAAGCCTGCGGTCATGTCTTCGTGGTCTTGCGTGAGGAAGTCGTCCTCGCCGCCCTCGACTCCGAAGAGTTCGCGCACGAACTTCCCGAACTTCCGACCGACTAGGATGTCCGCGCCGTCGAAGAGTTCGGAGATGGGGTGCTCCTTGCCGTCGTCGATTGACGCGAGCGCCATCTCGACGCCCTGCATACAGCCCCCGATTTCGTAGAGGACGCGCGGGGTTATGCGCTGGGGCGGTCGTTCCAAGGTTCCAACTCCCACGCTGCTACCGCGTCAGGGGTACATTCCGAGACCGTAGAGACCCCGTAGAGGCGAAGGGACGGTACGGGTGGCCCTACCCTACACTCGGAGTCGGGGCCGGTCGAGGCGAGCGCGAGCCATCCGTGGGTCGAGTCGGTCCAGTGGACCGCGTTGCGCGCGTTCGTGAGGGTGACGATGCCGGGGGCCTTGTCGTCCTCGGGGGTCGCGATGTAGCCGAAGAAGATGCCGCGGGTGTGTGTTGCTACGAGGACGGGGGTCATTAGTTGCTTTCTACCTTGACGTCGGCGGAGTAGGTTGGGGTGTAGGATTCATTCGATGCCGAGACGGGGGCGCCGGTCGTGCCGGTGCACGGAGCCGGGGAGGAGTCTTTGAGGGAGCCGACGAGATGCGTGTGGGAGTTGTGTGTGCTTTGAAATCCGTCGATGAAGGATTTGATGTCGTCGACGTCCTTCTTCAATGCGAGGTAGTCGCTTGCCGCGCCCTCGCCGAGGTAGATGTCCGTGTCGCCGTCGCCCGCGCTCGCGTCGAGTGCGTCGTCGTCGGGGGTCACGTTGACGGGGAAGAAGACGGAGCCGCTCATCGCGAAGGCTTCGAGGTCGCCGGGGTCCGATTGCCCGCCGTTCTCTCGGAAGCGGTCGAGGCTATACTTCGTGCAGACGACGAGCCCGGTGTCGCCGGGGGCGATGGGGTACGTCATGCGGAAGGCGCCCGAGCGGGGGAAGGCGACGAGGACGTTCTCGACGTAGGTGTCCTCGGTTGCTTCGATGGTCTCCTCGATGCGGTTGTCGTTCGTGTCGCGCCATGCCTCGATGAAGAGAGGCATCACGGTCGCGGTCGAGGTGGTCGAGTCGTAGCTGATGACCTCCGCGGGATATGCCGTTTGCATTTGCCGAAGGCGTTGGTCGATGAGTTCGTTCACCATCGCTTCGAGTGTTGGGGTCGACGCCATTATTCGATTTCCTTGCCTTCGATGTCGATGGCGTAGTCGGAGCCGTAGACCGAGCCGGTGTAGTCCGCTCGGAGGATTTTGAAGGAGCCGTCGACGAACTCACTCTTCACGTCGATTTGAGCGCCGGGGAAGATGTGCGGAAGGAGGAGAGTTTTGCAACTCATCACGCCGTCGTTGTCGATGGTGGGGGAGCCGAGGAGCCCGGTGTCGGAGCCTGCGACGGTTATGGGGGAGCCCGGCTTCGTGCCGTGCGGGGTGAGGAACTGCGCCTCGCCGTTTTGAATCGAGAAGTCGATGCCGCGTGATTTGCAGAGTCGGCCCATTTGCTTCAAGGCGTAGCCGCGGACATGCTTGCCAGCGCGGAACTCGTCGGGGAGTCCGTTGGTCTCCTCGATGTCGATGCCTTCGTTCAGGTTGCCTTCGCCGATTTCCATGCGCGCGATGAGGAACTCGAAGACGGTGCGGACGCTCGTGTTAGCTGCGAAGTGCTTGCGCGCCCACTGCTTCGCCGCGCGTGCGCCGTCGGCTGCTTCGAGGACGGTCGCGATGTCTGCGCCGTCGCGCGTGTGCCGCACGACTTGGAGGTCGCCGAGGAAGAGGTTATGAAGTTCGTCCCCGTACCCCGCATCGAGGTTGACGATGATGCGGTCCGGGGCTTCGAGCTTCGAGCGGGTCTCCTCCGAGAGGTTGAAGACAACCGCGCGGAGTGTCGAGGGTTCCTCTTCAAGTGTCCGAACGATGTCGAACTCGACTTGTAGCTTCTCGATGGTTGTGGTTTCGTTCCGGTCTACGTTCTCCGCGGTGAGTCGAACCGCGCGTCTAAATAGCTGCGACATGGTGTTAGCTCTCTTCGTAGATTAGGACGTTGTTGCCGATTGTTTCGAGGGTGGGTTCGTCTTCCCCTCCCACGAAAAGGATGCCGGGGGGAACGTGGGCGAAGGTTCCGGGGACGGTGCGAAGGAGGTCGATGCCCATCGCGAGGATGGCGCCATCGAGGACGCGGGTGCCGTCGGTGTTCGCGATGGACAAGGACCATCGGTCGGTGCGCGAGTTCCAGTTGAACTCGAAGGTATAGGTTTGACCTTCGAGTTGCGTCGACTGGATTCGATGGGGCTCGTCACGGGTGGGGAGGGGGATTGAAAACTGTGCCATGATTAGGGCCACCTTGTAGCGGAGTTCGCCTTCGAGTAGGCGATAGCATCGGAGTCGGTGTTCGAGCCGCTGCGGTTGCCTGCGTCGTTCTTGGGTTTGTGCTTCGCGTCGGTGGGTTCCGCGTTGCCCTCGGTCTTCGTGTCGGCGAAGGTGATTTGAAGAAGGTCGATGGTGAAGTTCAGGGTCGAGCCGCTCGATGCGTCGCGGGGTGCGCGGACGTTCGTGATGACGAAGTCCTTCCGGTCGACGTCGCCGAAGAAGAGGACGTCGACGAGTTGCCCGGTCTCCATGAGTTCATCGAGAACTACGAAGACGTCGACGGAGCGGTGAACCACGCCGTCGAACTGTAGGACCGACGCGGTCCGCTTCGTGGGGAAGCGTGCGGCGTTCGCGGTGAGGATGCGGGTGCTCGTGATGCTCGTCACGGGTTCGCGGTGGACGGGGAGGTCGAGGTGCTTCGGTCGCTCGCGTGCGCCCGGTGCCGGGGCCGCGTTGGTCTTGCCGTCGATGCGGTTCGGGATTTGCGCCGGGGTGTCGGAGACCTGCACTTCGAGAGTGAGGGCTCGGGGCTGTGGCTGGTAGTGGTCCGAGAGGACCGCGCCGTTCTCGACGGGGTACTGTGTGACGTCCGCCGCGCGGGAGAACTCCTCGACGAGGGTGGCGTCGAAGTCGAGATACTTGACGGGGCCGGTCTTCGCGCCCTTCGGGTCGCGCTTCTGCCATGTGATGAGGGCCATTTATTTTCCCTTGTTTCGGAGCTTCTGTTGCTCTGCTTGCTTGATGAGTGCGTTGACCTGCGCCGCGGTCATGCCGCGCGCGTCGACGTTGACGGTCGTCGAGGAGTTGGAGGTCCGTGTAGTGTTCCCGCCGCCCACGGTCTTCGGTGCTACGCCGCCGCCGCCTGCGAAGGCGCCCGAGGAGAAGAACTCGTCGTCGGTGCCGAAGCCGAGAACGCCGAGAACTTCGCCGCCGAAGTCACGAATCTTGTCCATCTTGATTCCGACGTATTCGAGGGAGCGCGCGAGGTCGTCCGTGTGCGCGGTGATGACTGCGATGGCGCCGCCGATTGCGATGGCGATTCCGAAGAAGACGCCGAACGCTGCGAAGCCTGCGAGGAGTGCGGGGCCTGCGAACGCCGCCGCCATCACGATGAGCGCGCCCGCCGCTGCGAGTATCGCCGCAGTGAGGGTTATCATAACGCCCTTGAAGATGTTCCCCATCTGCCCAGTTTTTTGGAGCCAGGTGTAGAAGTCCTGCGTCGCGCGTGCCATGTCGAGGAACATGGGGCCGACCGCGAGGAAGATTTGATTCGAGAGTCCGCGCTTCGCCTGCTCGATGTTCGTCTTCACGTCTTCGAGAGTCTCGGCGAGTGCGCCCGCGTCCGCGGTAAACCCGCCGAGCTTCCGCCCCTCGTCGATGAGTCGGAGAACTTCATCGGTCGATGCTGCGAAGACTGCGCGGTTCTTGTTCCAACCACGCCCGAGGATGTCGCCCATCGCCGCCGCCTGCTCGGTCGTCTTGTTCGACTTCGACCATGCGCGGTGGAGTGCTATCACCATCTCTTCCTGCTTGAGTTCGCCGAACTCCTTCGCGTTGATGTTCAGCAAGTCGAAGAGGTCGGTGTATTCCTTCGAGCCGCTCATCGCTTCCGCGGTCGCCTTCTCTAGCGACTTGAACATCTTCGTCATGGTAGCGACGCCGCCGTCGCCGCCGAGCCTCTTGAAGGCGAACTGCACGTCTTCGAGGAAGGCGAACGCGGCGTCGGGACCCTTCGCGGCCTTCGCCATCTTGTCGAGTTCGCGGCTCATCTGGTTGATTTGCTTCGACATGGCGCGCAGTGCGACCACGCCCACGAGGATGATGGCTGCGGACACGAGCCCGACCGCCTTCTTCACGCGCGCGAGACCCTTCTCCGCCTTCTTCATGCCTGCGTTGAATCGCTTCGTCTGCGCGACGAGTTCAATGTAGACGGTTTTGCCTGCTACGCTCATGGGGTTCTACTTTCGGGGGTTCTTGTTCTGCGCCTCTTGCAAGGCTTCGAGATAGTCGAGGATGTCGTGGGCGTCGCCTGCGTCGTCGATGCTCCACTTCGTCGAGATGTCGACGTAGGTGTCGTGGATGTGTTCGGAGACCGCGAGGCGCCAGGTAAACCAGTCGACCTCGGGGGGTTTTATTCGGGGTCCGTCGCCCCTGTTAGGTCGTCGGGACGGATGTCGGCTAAAAAATCAGTGAAGTTGTGCATGATACATCGCGCGAGGAGATGCAGCATAGCGCCGAGCCTTCCGGCGAAGTGCGCCTCGACGAGGGCCTTCCCCATCGGGACCCAGTTGCCCGACTCGTTCAGTCGGAGACAATGCTCGCCGAACATCCGGTCGCGGAAGAAGTTGAGGTCTTCGACGCGGAGCCGTTGGGGGAGGGTGGCGAGGATGTCCTCGGAGATTCCCTCGGGGCCGCCGCCGAGGAGGGAGAGGAGCTTGACGAGGACCTCTTGAGACTTCGCGAGGGGTAGCTGCTTGATGCAGAAGGTGTCGTCGCCGAGGACTAGTTCGAGTTCTTTTAGTGCCATGTGGTTCCTTGTATGTCATCCGCTACATGTCGCTCTTCGAGACGGTGTAGGTAGCTTCCGACATGTCTCGCTTCGGGACGATGTAGGTAGCTTCCGACATGTCTCGCTTCGAGACAATGTAGGCGGCTTCCGACATGTCCGTCTTCGGGACTATGTCGGTGGGGTGGGGTGGGGTGCGCGTGACCACCTACATCGAAAACCGATTCGTTACAAAAAACCGCAGAACTTGCAGAACGATGTAACAAAGGCCATCGGTGGGGATGCTCACACTTTTAGAGCGTCGTTCGAATCGTGTCGGTGTGTGTGGGTTGCCCGTTGCCGGGTCGAGGATGCCTCGTAGGGCATCGGAGGGGGTCGGTGCTACGTGCGCTCGTCCGAGGCGAGGAGGAGCCTCTCGGGCGATTTGTGCTGTAGCTAACTCACCAAAAGTGCAGATAGTCGCGTTTGGTCTCAGAGTTGGCCCGCTTCTTGACGAGCCCCGAAGGGTGTGTGCCCTTGTAGGTTTTAGAGGTTGCCGCCAGTGAACTCGATGAGCTTGTCGACCTGTAGGGTCCAGGTTCGCTCGTTCGCTTCGCGCCCGTAGGTCACGTCGGGGGCCTTCATAATCCAGGCCGCCCCTGCGGTATAGAGTGAACTTCCGTTCAGGTCGGTCACGAGCAGGGCTCCTACGCCCGCGCCGCCCGGCGCCGCGAGGTCCGCGAGGTGAATCGCGGAGAAGAGGTCGTTCGTGGGGGAGGTGCTCATGAGGATGATTTCCACGGTAGCCCTGCGGTCGTTGGTCTTGCTTCGCGAGACCTCGCCGTCGGTGCCGACGACCGACGTGAAGGCGTCGGTCTCGTGGGTGATGGTGAGGAAGTCGCCGTCGGCGAAGCCCTGCGCGGGGACGCCTGCGAAGGCGACCTGCACTTGATTAGAGTCGTAAATGCGTGTAGTCATAGGTAGGTTATTGCCTCACCTGATTAGAGGTTCAGCTCTCCTTCGATGGCGACCTTGTGAATCGCGCCAGCAAGCACTGCGCGGAAGGTTACATTGTTTAGGGTTCGTGACGATTTGTCAGCGGCGGAGACGTCCGTCGCGAGGGGGACGGTGCAAGTCGGCTCGGGGTTGCTCGCGATGAAGTCGCGCGCGATGCCCTGGTTCAACTGCGCGAGGATTTCGCCCCGAACTGCCTGGATTCCGCTGTCAGTGTAAGGGAGCTTGTCATTGTTCAAAAGCAGAGTATATACGCGCTCTTGGATGCGTGCCGCGAGCCAGTCGGCGCCGCGCATTACATCAATGTATTCTCCCCCACAAGCTATGCCGTAGCGCGTTATATTTACGCCTGCGAGTGTGGAGAGGAAGTTGACGTTCTTCGCTTCGAGGTTGGTCCGCTCGGTGGCGGTGAGGGTTTGAGCCGTTACACTTGAGAGTTGCTTGTAAGCCCATGTGATGCTGCCCGCGTCTTCGGGGAGCGCGCGCCCTGCCATCGCTGCGCCGATTCGCTCGGTGCCGTCGCGGTGGAAGAAGAGCATGGTCCGGTCGTAGTTCGCCGCCTTCAAGTCGTAGGCGATGGAGGTCACGTCGGAAGCCGAGGAGCCCGATGCGACGAGGGAGTCGGCACTCTGCACGAGTACAATCTTCTTCGCTGCTTCGGTCCATGTCGCCGCTGCGGTGATTTCCGCGGCGCCCGTCATGTCGACGGGGAGGAGACAATACCAG